GACAATCATTATCATCCACCGACACAAGATCATCATAGAGTAACGCCAAGAGATTCTAGCATCATGGATATCTTGAACTCCTCTGGTGATGTAATACACGAAATATTTGGAAATATAACAAGCTCAGGTTCAGATTTTATAATTAAAAATTCTAGTAATACTACTTTAAGAACTATTAAACAAACATCTTCTTCCAGCCCAAGTGAAACATTTTTACTTAAAAATTCTTCTGGAACTGTTATAACAACACTTACATTTTCGTCAGTAGAGATAAATAGTGGTACTGAAATTTTGAGAGATGATGATCATACAGCTGAAGAACATAGGGAAATTGCACTTTGGGATTATAAATTGCAAGTACTCATGAAACAGGAGAGAGAAAATGCCAGCAGTAACTAGAATAGGTGATGCAGATATTCCACATTGCTCTGCGCCTGCACGAGCAGAAGGGTCACCAACTGTGTTTGTAAATAGTATTGCATTGTCTCGGCAGGGCGATAATAATACGGGACACTTAAAACCCGGCGCACCTTGCCCAACTCATGCAGCACCAATTGCTGTAGGATCAACAACGGTATTTGTTAATAATAGGGGCGCTGGTAGAATTGGTGATGCAATTAGTGGATGTACTTCTGTTGCTGAAGGAAGTTCCAATGTATTTGCAGGGGGTTAGACATGGTTGATTTTGCAAACGGTAATTTATGTGGCGCTAGTCCAGAACTCAATAATGTTCTATCTAAGTTAGATGAAGCAAAGGCTGAGATAACATCAAAAATTGACGAAGCGGCATCTACTGCATCAGCTGCGTTTGGTGAATCAAAGAACGAACTTGAGGGACTAGTGGGTAAACTACAAACCATTGAGATACCAACTCTACCCAAACTAAACTTGCAAGCAGAAATTACAAGTCTTCTTTCGCAAATTCCCGCCAGTTCATCTTATATTTCTGCTCTTGAAAAAATCAAAACAGAATTTGATGATGATATAAAAGCAGCTGGTTTAAAGTTGGAAACTCTTGTTACAGATGCAACTGCTGCAATATCAGGTGGTGGTAATATATGTGCAGCTATTCCAAATCTTGAAAAGGAGGCGGGCAGTACTGAAGCATCAGTGGAGAAACCAGCGGCAGTAAAACAAGCAGCAAAAAAAGCAATAACAGAAGTTGTATCTAAGGTAAATCAAAATACTGACATATCAGCAAAACTAGCATCGATTGGGGCGAAAACGCTCTCTTTTATTACAACCGCTGTCCCACCAACTAAAGATACTGGTTCATTTAAACTAGCACCACCCAGCATAATTAAAAGTATAAACGTATCAGGATCATCAGTTAATGCTGCTGTTGCACCATCAAAGGTTAGTGAAAGAACAAATTATGTACCAAAAGATACGGGTGATGGATTTTCTTATAAAAAGGCCAAGAAGTACCGGGCGTTTAGAACTGAAGATATAACCAATTCAAAAGGAATACTTTTTGAAGAAGTTGAAGATCAGGGCGATGGTTATTATGCAGTCACATTTAAACACAAACCCACACGGATTAAGATTATAGCCATACATCCCGGCGAAAATTTCACAAGAGTTTTGATCCCAGAATATCAGCGTAAGTTGTTGGGGTTTGAGGAACCAAGCACTATAGCAAATAAACAATTTTACTATAAAAATTATTGGGGTAGGCATATGGCAATTCTTTATTATTATTCTAGCAGTGCCAATCGTGTACTGTCTCCAAAAACTAATATTGCTATTTTTGGTAATACTCTTAGATTTTACTCACCAATTAAATTAACCACGCATCCCGGCAATATAGACTCTGGTGGTTATGCTGGTCAGACGACCAACCCGACCGACTTTGCAAGAACTGGCACTGAACCATTTTTGGATGGGCAAGGTCCGGGATTGAGGATTCCGGGAAAACATGGTGAGGATCACAAATATAACAAAAAATTTAAGGGCAGCGCCGTGGAGATTATATATGAATATATGGAAAAATATGATCCTGATTATCAAACTGGAACTACCCCCACTAAAGTGGAGACATAAATACAAACACATATAAAGGAGTTATATTATGGGAAAGAAAAAATCAAGAGCAACAGCGACATCTAAGGGTGAACGGAACAATGTCTGTAGTGATCTGACCAAGGCCATGCGTAGAGATTATATGTCTTCGGGTATTGAGAGAATGAATAATCAGTTTGCTGCATTTAGAAAGGGTAAGAATGTTATGTTGACTATTCCTAACCCAAATACAAATGAAACCAACAAACGATTTATTCGTGTTAATGCAAAAAACGTTTGGAAGTCAAATAATAAGTTCAACATGAAACAAAATACATCAGAGGGTGTATAAATAATACTAAAGAGGAATACACATGGGTGCTAAAGACGCATATACGGACGGTACATATGTAGGTGAAGATCGTGCATCTCAGGTGTATTCTGATATTGATTTATTCTTTGGGCCTAAAATTGGATCAAAGGATGTTTCTAAAATTACTAACTTTACAGCAGTCAAGAGGTCTATAAGAAATCTTGTACTAACAAACTTCTATGAGAAACCCTTTCACCCAGAGATTGGCTCTGGGGTTAGAGATATTTTGTTTGAACCTATGACCCCGATTACGGCATATGTTCTGACTATGAAGATTGAAGAAGTGATTGAAAACTTTGAACCCAGAGCTCGACTTGTTGGTGTTAGAGCAACACCCAATCTTGATAACAATGCATATAATGTATCCATTGAGTTTTATGTTGTCAATGCACCCACAGAACTTGTGAACATGGAAGTTCTATTAGAGAGATTACGATAATGGCAGCAACAAGAAAAAGACTCAGTGTAACAGAATTTGACTTTGATGAGGTTAAAGACAATCTAAAAGTCTTTATGCGAAATCAAACAGAGTTCAAGGACTATGACTTTGAGGGTTCTGGCCTTAGTGCGCTCCTTGATGTTCTTGCATACAATACTCACTATCTTGGTTTCAATGCGAATATGCTTGCAAACGAGATGTTCCTTGATTCCTCTCAGTTGAGGTCAAGTGTGGTTTCCCATGCAAAGACTTTGGGATACACCACTCGTTCTGCTACAGCTGCAAAAGCAACTGTTGATATCTTTTTGAATACATCCAACACCAGTGCAACTATGCCTGCGGGTACAGTATTCACATCTAGTGTTGGTGATACATCTTACCAGTTCGTAACTATAAGTGGAGTTACTGCATTTCTTAGTGGCTCTACTATTGCATTTGATGATGTGGTGATATATGAGGGTAGTTATGTTTCAACTAGATACACTGCTGACACCCAGAATGTTGAGCAAAGATTTCTTATCAATGACAATAGAGCAGATATAACAACTCTCACAGTTACGGTACAAAACTCTGTAACAGATACTATAACAGCTGCATATACTCTAGCAACAGACATTGCTGCACTAACCTCTACCTCAAATGTTTATTTTCTACAAGAAGTAGAGGATGGTAAATATGAAATATATTTTGGTGATGGTATTCTAGGTAGTGCGATAGAGGATGGTAATATTATCATAATCGATTATGTTGTTACCAATAAGGGTGCTGCAAACGGCGCAGTCACATTTTCTAGTTCTGGCGCAATCGATACTATTAATAGTGTTAATGTTAGAACAGTATCCCCCGCCGTCGGTGGTTCTGAACCAGAATCTATGGAGTCTATCAAATATAACGCCCCTCTGGATTATGCTTCACAGGGCCGGTGTGTTACAACAGAAGACTATAAAACTTACGTTAGACAACTCTTTGCTAATACCCAAGCGGTTTCTGTTTGGGGTGGAGAGAATGGCTCTTACAATAGTGTTACTGGTGTGTCAGATATTGCAGAGTATGGTAAGGTATTTATTAGTATCAAATCAACAACCGGACTGAATCTTAATGAGATTCAGAAATCACAGTTGGTTACAGACCTGTCTCCCTATACTGTTGCGTCAATTACTCCTGTAGTTGTAGACCCATCAATTCTAAGTATTATTCTCAACATCAATTTCAAATTTGATAGCAATGCAACAACAAGCAGTAAAGATTCGTTAGAAACCCTTGTATCATCTACTGTCGCAGATTATAATGCTGATCACTTGAAAGTATTCAACTCTGTTTTTAGACACTCACAATTTGCTTCTTTGATTGATGCTAGTGATACTTCAATATTAAACAATACTACTACAGTATCTCTTGCTGCACTCTATACACCAAGTACATCAGGTTCTTTTTCTTTCACAGTTCATTTTGGAAATCAACTGTATAATCCCCACTCTGGCCACAATTCATCATTTGGTGGTATTATTGCATCAACAGGTTTCTATATACAAGACAATACAAATGAGATGTTCTTTGATGATGACGGCGCAGGAAATCTTCGCATTTACTATTTGGTTGGTGGTATACGAACATATTACAGCACAGCAGCCGGGAACATAAATTACGCAACTGGTTTAGTTTCAGTTAATCCAATTTATATAACATCTGTATCTAATGTTGATGATAGCATATCAACATCAATAAGGATGACTGCAATACCAGATTCTTACGATATTGTGGGTAAGAGAAATCAGATTGTTGAAATTGATACTTTGAATACGACAATCACAGGAGCGCAAGATACGATTGCAGTTAATAGTGCAGGGGGTTCAACTGATTACATTACAAACACTAGTTATACAACTCCGTCGAGTTATTAATCATGGCACCACCCTTTGACATGTCTTGGACCCCAGAATTAGAGAATAAACTCAGTACTCAGATTGATGGCCAACTGCCTGACTTCATTGCTGAAGATCATCCCCAATTTTCTAGATTTCTAAGATCGTATTACGAATTCCTTGAGTCTGCTGAACTACAACTAACAGTCAATATTGATAACATCCTCCTAAACCTTGAGACTGCTACCAATCTTCTTAATGAAGATGGAACTCTGGTTGTTACTGAAGTTGGTTCTGGTTCTACAGGTAAGTTTATTGAAGGCGAAACTATTACTGGCGGTACGTCTTATGCAACCGCAACAGTTTTAGTTGAAGACCTCAGTGATGCAACACCAAGGTTATTCATATCCTCACAACAGTTATTTGAAACGGGTGAAACTGTAACAGGTGGAACCTCTGGTGCGTCTGGTGTAGTTACAAGATATCGTGCAAACCCTGTTCAAAACATTCAACAGTTATTGGCGTATGCTGATATTGATAACACCATCTATGACTTTATTGAAGAGTTTCGCAAATCCTTTATGAGTGGCATTCCTACTGATCTTGCAAATGGAATCAATAAGAGAAATCTAGAAAAACATATTAGTGAGCTGTATCGAAGGAAGGGAACCAAGGAGGGTGCGAAGCTCTTTATGAGAATCCTTCTGGATGAGGAAGCAGAAGTATTCTACCCCAACCAATACATGATGAAACCATCCGCCGCAGATTGGGATAAACCTACTATTATCCGTTGTTCTGCTTCTGGTAATGTAGTTGCAGATGAACTTATTGGCCAATCAATCACAGGTGGAACTTCAGAATCAACTGCTCTTGTTGAGAGTTCAGCAACCTTTTCTGTTGCTGGTGGTACTTCCTATATTGAATTTGAAATTTCAAGTGTGGTTGGAACCTTTGTAAATGGGGAAACCATTTATGGTATATCTTCTGTAAAAGATACAAAATATAATTTTATCATTAGTCAATTACTTTCAACTATAACATCTTCAAATGACGGAACACTATATTCCACTGGAGATATTGTTGACCTTGATACTTCTGTCCTGATTGGTAGTGGTGATATTTCAGCCACTGTTGATAAGGTTGAAAGAGGTTCGGTTTCGGGTGCTGTAATTGATGATGCAGGAACAAATTATGAAATAGGTGACCTTGTAGTTTTTGCAGATAATAGTTCCGAAGCTGGGTTGGTAGACAATGCACAAGGTGTTGTTACTGTTATTCATGGTAACATTGTTAACGAGACTGACGGTGATATTATTGTACAGGAATCTGGCACAAATATTTTCACAGACCTATTCAATTTCCAACTTGAAGAAGGTACAGCCACTAATGAATCTCCCTATGCAGTATTGGGAACTGATATAGCATATAGTGGTGCGGTAGGATACTATTACCCAATCTATCTAACGAATTACGCAGCACAACAATCCACTATTAATAAATCATCTGCCTCTGTCAATGGAGCAACATTTAATTCAATAACAGTATCACTAGATGGAAATGCTGGGGATGATATTGCTATAGGGATGGTTGTGCGGTCAAACAGTATTGCTCAGGGTACAAGAGTTACAGTTACCTCTGTTACAGATCAGTCAACTATACTTCTATCCACTACACAAACACTTTTGGATAATGAAGTTTTGGTATTTGAATCTGCTACAACAGCAGTGAGGCAATATAAGTTCACTGAGTATCCCGGTCTTACTTTCTATTCACCAACTGCAACAACTGCGGCTTCATCAACTTATAGTTCATCCACCTACACTCTTTATGGAGGTAACTATAACCATCGTGCTGATCATATCTATGGTGAGTCTGGTAATGCAGCGTCCTACACTGATGGCATAAACACAGAACTGGTTCTTGGCGACAGAATTGAATCTGAATGGTCAGTAAATACAAACATAGTTGATACAAACCGTTATGATAATGAGGGGTTTATATTAGAGTCTGGTAATGGAGATATTACAAAAATAACCATAACTGAGCCGGGCGATGGTTATGGTTTGTTACCTACTGTTACACTTAGGAGTCAATATGGTACGGGTGTAAAGGCTCTTGCAACTACCACAGACATTGGACGAATTTCTTCTATCAAGATTACTAATTCTGGTTTCGATTATACTGAAGAACCCACACTAGAACCTCGTGCAAATTTTATTATTAAGGATATATCGGGAGTCTTTGCTGTTGGTGATGCACTAACATCACATACAGGAACCGTTCGGTCATATGATTCCGCAACTCAGGTTTTGGTGGTTTCTATTGAAGATACAATTGCTATTCAAGATGAATCGCAAGGGGGGACTTCCAATGAGGGTATGCTTCTAGAAGACTCTCTTGTATCCAATGATTATGTTAGCGATAGTATTGTTTTAGATGCTGATCTTGTCTACGGAGAAAATCTAGTTGATGAGAATGGAGATAGACTTTTAATAGATGACCTCTCAACAAATACTGGGATGATATTCTTAGAGAGTGGAGACGGCGATCTTATTATGGAGCATCCAGAGGTCGAAGAACTAGCACAGACTATTCTTGAAGATGGTAGTGGATCACTTAGATCAGAACCAGATACTTATGGTCACGATGATGATAATATTATGGGCGAATTCATCTGTCAAGAAACTGGATTTAGAATCGATGATGCAGTTTATGTATATGACCGTAGACAGGTAAAATTTATATTGGAAAGTTCACCAATCCCAATCGTTTCAGATGGCGACGGCACCTTTATTGTACTTGATAACGAGCTATCCTACGGAGATAATTTAGTTCTTAATGGAACTGATGGTGAT